GCTATGGGGACCACACAGGACGTACAGGAGCGCCTAGCACTAGAGGGTGAAGACTGGCTGAATAACGTCCGAGGTGAGCTGACGATGTACCGTCGTCATGACCCTGGCGAACAGTATGTCATCGGTGCCGACGTCGCTATGGGCGTCAGAGGTGGCGACTACAGTGTTGCCCAGGTTCTAGACAGTAAGAAGCGTCAGGTAGCAACCTGGAGAGGCCATGTGCACCCAGACTACTACGCGACTGTGTTGTATCACCTAGGTCAGTTCTTCAACACTGCGTACATCATTGTCGAGAACAACGGTCACGGCCTTTTGACGTGTACTAGGTTGGCTAAAGACATGGCCTACCCGAACTTCTTCACTGAGGTTCAAGTCGACAAGCTGACGGACAAAGAGACCATTAAGTTGGGCTTCAGTACGACAGCAAAAACCAAGCCTCTGATCATTGACGAGCTACGAGCGTCTGTCCGTGAGAACGAGATAGAACTCAATGACAAAACAACGATCCGCGAAATGCTCACCTATGTCGTGACTGAGAGCGGATCTATGGAAGCTGAACCAGGATGCTACGACGACTGTGTCATGTCGTTGGCATTAGCCAATCACGTGCACGAAGGTGCCTGGGAGCCGATAGAGAGTGCAGATGACTATTACATTGAAATGGTATGATCACTATGGATAAACAAGACTACAAAGCGGTGGACGACGATAAATTCGTTACGATCCTCGATGATAACATCCGTAGATCTATCGGGTATTATGACAGTCAGATCAGTCGAGAACGCCGCAAGGTAATCGACTTTTATAACGCTACGCTCCCACGCCCAGCACACGACGGTAACTCTAAGTATGTCTCTATGGACGTCTATGATGCTGTCGAAAGCATGAAGGCTGCTCTGCTAGAGACTTTCAGTACTGGCTACAAGACCGTGCGTTTTGCTGCACAGACTGGTGAGGACGTGCGTATCGCTGAGATCGCTACAGCCTACTGTGACTACGTTGCAAACCGTCAGAACAACCTGTTCGAGGTTATGCAGTCTGTCATCCACGACGGCCTCATTGCGCGTGCTGGTCTTTGTAAGGTTTACTGGGACGAGCGCGAAGACAGCTACCTAGAGCCTATCCAGGATCTGACTGAGGAAGAGTTTGACGCTATTGTTGCCCAAGACAACGTAGAGATCGAGGAAGTCGAGCAAGACGAACTTGGTCTGTACTCTGGTGAGCTTCGCGTCTTCCAGGACACTAGTCAGGTGGTCATTGAGGCTATTGCGCCTGAACAGTTTGTCATTGAACCACAAGCCAAGTCTTTAGATGACGTTGGCTTCTTGGGTCATCGCACGACTATGACAATCTCAGAACTACGTGAGGCAGGGTATGACGAAAAGCTCATTGCTAAGATCGGCGATCACGAAGACGTCGAAATGGAAACCGATCCAGAGGTCCTGGCACGTCACGAAGAGATTGGTCAAGACCGTGGCTTCAACGCTAAAGGTTTCCAGGATCAAGTTAGAAGCATCACTGTTTATGAACTATATATCGACATCGATCTCGATGGCTCTGGAATCGCTGAGACGTACAAAGTAATCAAAGCTGGTAACGTAGTGTTGCACAAAGAGAAGTGCACATACAAACCGTTCTGCGCCTTTGTACCACTACCGATCCCACACTCGTTCTTTGGTTCCAACTTCGGGTCCAAGGTTGTCCCTATCCAGACTGCACGTACAGTTCTGACACGCTCGATCCTTGATCACGCGATGATCACGAACAACCCACGTTACACTGTGGTCAAAGGTGGCCTAACAAACCCACGTGAGCTGATAGACAACCGTGTCGGTGGTATCGTCAATGTGTCACGACCTGACGCCATCAGTCCGATGGTACAGGCACCGTTGAACCCGTTCATCTTCCAGACAATTCAGATGTTGGACGAGGACAAAGAGGACACCACAGGCGTCTCTCGTCTGTCCCAGGGCCTCAACAAGGATGCCATTAGTAAGCAAAACTCAGCGGCTATGGTTGAACAGCTGGCGACTATGTCACAACAGCGTCAAAAGATCATCGCACGTAACTTTGCGAATAACTTCTTGAAACCTCTGTATCAGCTGATTTACCAGCTGGTCGTCGAGAATGAACCACAATCCAAGATCGTCGAGATCGCTGGTGATTACGTGGCGGTTAACCCAGGTGACTGGGGATCTAAACGTGATGTCACTGTCGAGATGCACCTAGGCTATGGTGAGCAAGAACAGGAAGCACAGAAGTACCTGGCTCTGCATTCATTGATGTCTCAGGATCCAACCCTGGCATCAATGTATACTCCTGAGAACCAATACAATCTGATGACACACGTCATGGAACAGAACGGCATCAAGAACGTCAAAGACTATCTAACGTCACCACAAGAGCAGCCACCAGCGCAACCAGATCCAGCACAGGAGATGGCGATGCAGATGCAACAGAAGCAAATGGAGCTTCAAGAGCGTCAGACAGCGGTTGCCGAGATGAAGGCACAGATGGATGCACAAATTGCCCAGATGAAGCTACAGCTGGAGCAAATGAAGGCACAACAAGGCTTTGCAATTCAGTCAGACAATATGGATCTGAAAGAGGCACAACTGGAACACAAGCAGTTTGTCGACAAAGCCGAACTAGAGATTGCGAGAAACGCAGACGACGTCCGCGCTATCGCTTCACCAACTGGATAAATCCCATGAGACGTCGAAACCCAGTAGCCCGACAAGTGAGGACTGCTAGGTTTCGGCCTCGGGTTGTCCAGGTCAAAACCAAACAGCTTCCACGTAAAGCGAAGCATAAGAAAAGAGAGCAGCATGACTGAAGAAGAACTCATTCAGCACGGTGAGGACGCAGAGGTATTACTCAAGTCCCCAGCGTTTAACAACGTGGTCAACAAGCTAGTGGAACAGACGTTCCAAAACTTTGTGAACTCGAAACCAGAAGAGAACAAAGAACGCTCGATCACTTATTACCACTATCGCGCCCTAGTCGACGTGGTGAACACATTGAAGCAACAAGTCGCCATCCGCGACGAGGTGCTTAGTAAGCGCGACATAAGCGAAGAGGAAGCATAGGACCATGGATAACGTCCAAGACAACGCTACTCAACCACGGGCATTAGACGACATGTTTGATGCCTCCGAAGCCATTCTAGATCGTTGGTCAGACGGTGAGAACCTATCTGAAGAGGACGAGAAGCTAGAGGCGACTGACGACTCACTTGTCGGCGAGACAGACGAAGAGACGTCAGATACCTTAGATGACGATGAAGACCTTGAAGAAGTAGAAGATACCGAAGAGGACCCTGACACGGATGACACTGAAGACGAGGATGAACCAGAGACAGATCAAGAAGATGATGAAACGGAAGTTGAGTTGTCTGACGATACTCTGGTTGAAATACAAGTCGACGGTGAAGCCAAACAGGCATCCTTAAAGGATCTAAAGCGACTATACGGCCAAGAGGCGTCATTAACACGTAAGTCTCAAGAAACAGCTGCCAAACGTAAAGAAGCCGAAGAGGCTTTGGCAAAGGCAGACATCAGCTATCGAAAGCTCCTGGAACGTGCTGAAGCGCGTATGAAGCCATATGCCGAGGTAGACATGCTGGTCGCAAGTCGACAGATGTCCACTGAGGATTTCGCTGCATTACGTCGTGAAGCCCAGGAAGCTGAGAAAGATCTAAAGTTCCTACGAGAGGAAGCTGACGCATTCTACAAGGACGCCCAAGCACAACAACAAAAGCAAGTGCAAGAAGCCGCCCAGAATTGCGTCAAGGTCCTAAGTGAGCAACTGCCCGACTGGGGTGATGAACTATACAACAACATCCGTTCATACGCAGTTAGTCAAGGCTTACCCCAGGAACAAGTCGATCAATATGTTGACCCTACGGTCATCATGATCCTCAACAAGGCACGTCTTTATGATCAGACAAAAGCCACAGCGGAAACAAAGAAAGCGAAGGCCAAAGTGATCAAGACAAAAGAAGGCACCCGTAAAGTACTGAAGACGAAGAAGGCACCTCGCTCAGATGCCGACCTAAAGGTCCAGCGTCAGAAGAGTGCACAAGACCGTCTAAGGTCAAACACGAGCCGTGCTGGTGACCTAGAGGATATCGCTGATGCTCTGATGTCACGTTGGGAGCGATAGCACTCAACTCTAAATAGAAGGATGTAACCAAAATGGCTACATATACTACTTACGACCAGGTCGGCAAGAAAGAGGATGTATCTGATATCATTTCGGATATTACGCCCACAGATACGCCTATGTTCACAATGATGCGTTCAGAGAAGGTTTCTGCTCGTACTTTCAGTTGGTTAGAGGACTCACTTGCAGCTGCTGCGAACAACGCACAGGTGGAAGGGGCAGACGCAACTATGGCAACTCTTACAGATGCTGTAGAGCGTACAAACAACACTCAGATCCTACATAAGGCGTTCCAAGTGTCTGCAACAGCAGATGCCATTGCAACTTATGGTAGAGCGAAAGAGACCGCATATCAGCTTGGTAAGGCACTAAAAGAAATTAAGCGCGACCTAGAACGTGCTTATGTTGGTGTCGACAACGCGAAAGCGACTGGCTCAAGCTCAGTAGCACGTGAGATGGACTCAGCGACACAGCAGATCTCAACATCTGTCGACGCTGGTGCCAACGCAACTGACGCTCTAACAGAGGCGAAAGTCCTAGAGCTTGGTGAAGACTGCTTCAACAACGGTTCTGATCCATCAGTTCTAATGATCAAACCAGCTGACGCTCAGATCGTTGCAAACTTTGCAGCGGCCTCTGGACGTAACCGTGAGATCGCCCAAGGACGCAACCTGGTCAACGTGATTGACCTGTACGTGTCTCCATACGGCGAATACAAAGTGGTCCTAAACCGCCACCAGTTGACTACACACGCATTTCTAATCGACCCATCCATGTGGCGTTCATGCGTACTACGTCCGTTCTCACGCACACTGTTGGCGAAGAATGGTGACTCCGACAAACACTTCATCGTCGGCGAATACTCATTGAAGCATATGAACTATGCTGACGGTGGTATGATCACAGGTCTTTCATAGGATCTAACACACACGACATACCTAGGTCCCACCCACGGGGCCTAGGACACAGATGAGGGGCATCCTCGTCGTCCTGGGGTTTCCGCTCTCCTTACCCTGGACGACTTGGGTGTCCCTCTTTTTGTTTTACTAAGGGGAACCCATGAGCACTAAGAAAACAGGCGTCGACCTACTAGGCGTCAATACGGACTTCATACAGCAAGGCGATGACGTCGTCCGTAAGCACACACAAGAGATATCACAGTCATTCCTAGACGATCTTAAAGACAGTCGGAATGCATCTAAAGACCAGCGCGAGGGTGAGTTCATGCGCGTGGCCTCGATACCAACCGTCGTCGTTGAGCAATGGCTCCGCGAGGGTTTCAACATATGGGAAGCTACAGGCCCTGAGATTGTCAAACGTCTCAGAGATCAGAACCTGGATGGCTTCATGGCAACTGAGAAAAGGATCTGACTTATGTACAGCGACAAAGGCACCTTCAAGCCCTGCCCAGGGTGCAAGACACCAGGCACATGCCGTCTAGCTGGTGAGTGCAAAAAGGGATCCAAGTAACATGTCAAAGACACCTTGGACCCAGTCCAACCCTAAGTCCAAAGCAAAACGCAAGAAGATGACAGACGCTCAGAAAGCCAAAGCCAGAGCAAAGGCTAAGAAGGCTGGTCGTCCGTATCCCAACTTAATCGACAACATGGCGATCATGAGAAGGTCATAAGAAATGAACAAAGGTCAAATCAGGGCGCACTTTAAGGCCCTACTTAATCGCACGGACTGTGATGACGCACTGGCTGACACCTTTATTGACCAGGCCATCACACGCATCCAGCGTACACTGCGGATCCCGAGCATGGAGAAGACACAGAACTACAGCATAACCGCTCAAGTGTCTTCCATCATCATCCCTAACGACTTACTTGAAATCATGAGTGTATATACAAGTGAATACACTATGTCTCGCGTAGCATTACGTGAGATGAATCAGTTTCAATCAATCGGGGAAGTAGGGACACCAAAGTACTTTTGTCGCCAAGGTGAAGAAATACTACTCTATCCTCTCCCCTCAAATACTACAGTGTCCATAGACTATTATGGTCAATTCGATGACCTACCGAGTGACACATCAAGTAACTCACTGACTAACATAGCTTCAGACTTAGTGACGTACACGGCTCTATCCTATGCATCCGACTACTTTCTAGACGAGCGTGGTCCTCTTTTCGATCAGAAGTCCAGTTCGTTTCTCATTGAAATACAAGAGCAAGCCAACGAAGCCGAACAGTCAGGGTCTCTCCAAACAATACGCCCTTCTGGCACATTCTTAGAATAAGTGAGGCGACTTACAGATGGCAAAATCAAGTTTCTTCAGCGGCACTGGTACTAATTCCACTGACGTTGACTCAATCACAAGTTCCAAGGCCGCAGCCGAAACCGCAGCAACAAATGCCGCTACCAGCGAGACCAATGCCGCATCCTCAGCGTCATCAGCATCTACCAGCGCATCTAATGCAGTTACCAGCGCATCTAACGCATCTAACAGTGCAACTGCCGCTGCCACTTCAGAAACTAATGCTGCATCTAGTGCAACTGCCGCATCTACAAGTCAGACCTCTGCAAACAACAGTGCTACAGCCGCAGCAACTTCAGCAACCAATGCAGCCACAAGCGAGGCTAATGCCTCTACATCTGCAACTAACGCTGCCTCAAGCGCGACAGCATCAGCAGCATCCGCAGTATCCGCAGCCAC